AAACGCTCGATCTGATTACCAATGAGGACGAAAACGCTTTTCCAAAGCGACTGAAACCGTTCCTCAGTTTTGCAGACACCGGACCCGCTCCCGTTCACGTTGAGCCGCCTCCGTACGTCCCATCATTCTTCGATTTTATTAAATCCGTCCCATCTTTCGGCCTCAATGGGGAACACGGTTTTGCGTAGGCCATGAAAAAACATAAGGTTATCCAATGAAATTTAGCTCAACCATCAAAGTAACAGGCATGAAGTTCTCCAAGGGGACGATGGACAACGGCCAGGCGTTCGATAGCACGAAAGTGTTTGTCGAAACGGAGCTGGACAGCAGTAAAGACACTGCTATGGGGACGGCATGCGCCGAGTACGGGCTGGGCAAGGCGGAGGAATACCAGAAATACAAACACCTTGCCGATGCTTTTCCCTTCATGGCCATCGCTGACATGGAAATTGTCACGAATGGGAAAACCCAAAAAACCATCATCCATTCATTGAAGCCAATTGAGCCTGCGAAGTCCGGCCCGGGTGTTAAAAATGTGGCCGCATAGGCTGGAAGTTAAGTTCATCGTCCAAGACAAGGAATCTGCATTGTTCTTAGTGCCTTGTGAAGGGGATGTGGGCTTCACTCCCTGGGCGCATGAGGCGGGACGCTTTGATGGCTTTGCGGAGGCAGCGGACACAGCAGCGTTGAATTGTCATGAAGGATATTTCGTGACGCAAGTTTTGCAATAGGGGAGAGAAATGCCACAAGGTGTCCCGCTCGGCACGGAGCAGATGTTGATCGTCTGCACGTCGGCGCCGGTAGCACAGTCCCCTTGCCCTGCTGGCATGGCCCTAATGACGATGAAAGGCTACGTACTAGATCCTGCGCAGGCCGCCAGCATCGAGGCACAAAGCGAACCTTTTGACTACGCTGTGGCATCACAGATTTGGGGTATGGCATTTACTTTCGTGGTGGCGCTGTATTTGGTGAGCAAGTCGGTGGGTGTGATTTTAAACCGTATTAAATCGTAGTACCGGCGCGGCGGGTTCCGTGAATTTTCCTAAGGGAGTGCTTTAAATGAACAAAAATATTCAACGTGGTTTGGTGCTGGTTGGTGCTCTGGCCGTTACTGGTGCGGCTTCGGCTGTTGGTGGTGGTCCTGACATGTCAGGCCTGACTGGTGCGGTCGATTTCGGTACGGTCACTACGGCCGTGTTGGCAATCGCCGGCCTGCTGGCTGTTGTCTACGTTGCGGTCAAGGGTGCCTCCATCGGTCTGAGCATGCTGAAGAAATAAGACTGTAGCGCTAGTCTTTTCGGGGTGCTTCGTGCGCCCCTTTTTTTTATTTTTTTGGAGCAGGTGATGACGATCAATCAGCTTTGGTACTTCGGAATTTTTCTATGGGGTTTGCTGTCGGCATGGGCCGTCATCGAAGGGATGAAGGGTTAAATATGGACGGCTTCTTTACATCTTTCTGGTGGTTCATAGTTGGGGTGTCCTATTGCATGGGCGTCTGTTATTTCACGGTGGACATAATGTTTGAAGACGGTCATAGCAGGTGGCTTCCGCTGTTGCTACCCGTGGCGGTGCCGCTGATGTGGCTGTACGAAAATCGTAACGGCATCGCTGCTCTTCTGACGATCTTAATGCTCCTAATCGGCGTGTCGACGCTCTATGTAAAGGTATTCTTATGATGAGGCATATCGTAGTTCTTGTGATGGCATTCTCCATCTGCTTGCGAGCCGACGCGCAAGCTTTGCCAGCTTTTCGCGGCTTGGTCAATAAGGCACTCGGCCAAACCATCGAGAAGACCGCCATCAGGCGTGGTTTCGCCGCTAATGATCCACGCGTGGCCGCGACGTATGCCGGTGCAGCCACAGTTGTCGCAAGTATTGCTGCTGATGTAGCGATAGCGGCCGCGACAGCAGCTACAGCGCCGGTATGGCTTAGCATCGCAGCCGGTGTAGGAGCTGCTGCCGTTGTAGGAGGTTTAGCCTATGGGGCGTACAAGATTTTCTTCGATGACGCCACGTCAGAAGCTAAGTTCGTGGTCAAGACGGTAGGTGGCAAGGGCACTTCCGGCACGCCGTGGATACCGACGGGAAATGACGTCTATAAGATGCCAGGGCTCACGTTCGACACGGCGCAGCATGTTACTAATTCGACTAAGGACCGAGTGCCGAATGGCGCCTTGAATTTTTTCGGTATGCAGGTATTTGGCGACGATCCTGCTGCGATGATGCAGCTTGCGGTGAGGGCATGGATTGACCTCGGCGGTGGAACTGGCGCGAAATTTAAGGGTTGTGATCCTGAGACAACGATTGACACTGATGGCGCTAGCACGGTGACCTGTCACGCTATCCGTATCGGCTCGGGCGGTAACACGCAGCCGGAATCGTCATGGTTCGCCTCGAGCCATACTTTTTTTATGGTGGCAAATATTTGGAAAGCTCCGACTACCTACAAGGGCACGATTGCAAAGATTGTTGCTCAACTCCCTGCTGCTGAACTGGCGAAGCCTGCCGACGCAACCACGATTGCTATCCTGGCAAATAATCTTTGGCAAGCTACTGCCGCGAAACCGGGTTATCAAGGGATTCCATATTCCGTAACCTACCCTGTAACGGTGGCAGACGCACAAGCTGTACAGGACGCAAATCCTACGACGTGGCCTACGAATGCTGATTTGGTATCTCCTGTCGCGCCTGGTGCCGGTCAAGAGGTAAATATCAATCCGGAGTACAACCCTGGAACGAGCCCTAACCCCAACCCAGTGCCGACTGGCACACCTAATGTCAATGTGGTCAACACTCCGAATGTGAATGTTGCTAACCCGGTGAAGATCGATTGGGGGGCTAATCCGAATGTGGAGTCACCTTCGCTTGAAGCTACCCCAACGGCTTCGATGATCCTGTCGCCGCTTATCAACTTAATGCCGTCTCTTCGCAATTTCGTTGTGCCGTCGCATAGTTCCGTGTGTCCTACGCCTAGCTTCAATCTCTTCAACACGGTCATCGTTATGGATGCTCAATGCAGTGTATTGGATGGGGTGCGGCCGACTCTGGCCGCTGTGATGGCTTTTGTATGGCTCATGCTCGGCACGTTTATCGTGTTGCGCGCATAAGGGGACGTTATGTGGTTGCTTTTGCTTGCCGCAGTTAACACGGCGCTATCATTTATTTTCAGGTCGGTACTCATCAAGTTCGTGATCTTCTTCGCCCTGTTTTTTGTGGTGACAGAGTTTGTCGCGCTGCTGGTGCCGCTGCTGCCGAACGGGGCCGGGGTGTCTGGTGCGCTCGGGGGGATACCCTCCAGCGTTTGGTACTTCCTTGACCTCTTCAACGTGTCAGCAGGTATCCCAATTCTTTTGTCGGCATACGTGACGCGTTTTGTCATTCGCCGCATTCCTGTGATCGGGTAAATCATGAGTCTATATCGCCAGCACCAGTGGCTTATGAATGTACCTAAGCTCCGCCTTTCGATGCTGGAGGGGCACTATGCCGATTAATATCTACACTGGCCTCATGAGGTCCGGTAAAAGTTACGAGGTAGTGTCTGAGGTCATTGTCCCGGCCATCCGCAAGGGCCGTCGGGTTGTGACCAATGTTGATGGAATCTCGGAAGAGAAGATACGAGACTACCTCAAGATCAAGTATCCGGACGACGAGCACGAGAATTACGGTACGGTGATACACGTCACAAATGCGCAAGTGTTTCTTGATGATTTTTTTCCCTTCTATGACGATGCAAAAGATGCCCATACTGATACTGTCGTTCAGCCTGGGGACTTGGTGGCCATCGACGAAGCATGGCGATTTTGGGGCGACAAGGCCAAGATTAAAAAGAATCATCAGTCCTTCTTTCTGGAGCATGGACACTTTACAAACGATGTGACACACGTGGCTTGTGATCTGGTGTTGATGATTCAGGACATGGGCACGCTAAATCGCTTCATCAAGAACGTCGTCGCGTTCAGCTTCAGGACACACAAGAAGGTTGCTCTCGGCATGACCAATACCTACAGCTTGAACATGTGGGAGGGTAGCAAGATGACGAAGGCCAACCAGATCGGTAATTGGACTCGGAAATACAGCAAAGATATTTTCCCTCTGTATTCCAGCTTCAAGGGTGGCGCCGAGGGCGTGTTGGTGAATGCCGACAGCAGGCAAAATATTTTTACGAGCAAAAAACTGTGGTTCATGCTGGTGTTACTGATAGCCGGTGGTGGTCTCTGCTTCTACAACGCTTGGAAGTTCTTCAATCCGGTGACGTTGGACAAGGACAGTAAGCCGGTACAAACGCCTCAGATCGCGTCAAAAGCTCCGACCGGTACCAATGCTCCATATCAGGCGTCGACGCCTCCAGCGCCTGCATATAGCGAAGTCTGGAGGGTTACGGGGAATTTATACGCGCAGGGCAGGGGGTGGGTAGTGCTAACGAACACCGCAGGCCTGGTGCGCATCGAGTCGCCATCAGTGTTCGTCAATACCGGGCTGATACAGTCTGGCGATATTGACGGCGCTAAAGTCACATCGTGGACTGGTGTGCCGGCGCTTCAATCTTCCAGCGGATTCGGGGCAGCACTTGTCGCGCCAGCATCGCGCCCAGCACCGGTAGCGACCGCCAAAGCTCCGGGCCCTACAGTAGGTAATCTGAGATGAAAAAATTTCTCTTTGTCTTGCTTTTGAGTGTCGCGTCTCTCGTTCACGCCGTAGCCAAGCCACGGGCTGAAGAGAACACGAGTTTTGACTTTCGCAGCTTGAACGTGGCGCAGGCCGTGCAGCTCATTTATGCGGAAGCTATAAAGGAGGCTTACGTTATTGATCCGGAAGTGCTAATTGATCAGCGTAATGTGTCATTTCGCTATGACAGTGCCAAAGGCGATCTGCGGTTGTTTATCAAGTCCTTTTTCGACTCTCTTGGTTTGGAAGTAGCCCGTCGCAACGGTGTTGATTTCATTGCCAAGAAACAGACAAAGGAGACACTACCAGAGGAACCGGAGGTCTTCGTGTATCGACCTAAGCACCGCGGCGGATCGTATCTCGTAGATCTGCTCGCGCCGTTGTTCAAGGGCCAGTTCACCGCGCGGCGAACGATTCGGGCTACCGACGGCGATAAGTCACCGCAGGTGGTCAGTCCCCCTGGATCGGCTGCTGCTTCGATAGACCGTGACAGTGATACGCTTGTTTTTTCCGGCCCGGCAGCGGAAATTAAGTTGCTCGAAAAGATGCTCCCGCAAGTTGATGTGGCGGTGGGTGAGGTTATCATCAAAGCGTATATGTATGAGGTAGGAAGCAATGACAACGATACGTCAGCACTTGGCCTAGTGCTCTCCGCTTTGGGCGGCAAGATCCAAGTTGGTAACGCGACCAATACCTTAGAGAATTTTCTTCGCTTGAAGACGAGTTCGATTGACCTGATTGCCTCGGCTCTAAAATCTGACGGCCGCTTCAAGGTCGTTACATCGCCATATCAGCGTGTGCGTTCAGGTAAGACTGCCCGTTTCGTATCAGGGTCACAGGTCTCAATCCTGGGGGCTATTATGACGAATCAGAACGGTTCTACCCAGCAGTCATATGACCGTGTAGAGTCGGGAACGATACTTGAGATTTCACCTGTCGTTAGGGATCAAGGAGTTGACATTGATCTGTTTCAGCAGGTCTCGTCGTTCGTCAATATTGATGCTAATTCCCAGCCAACGTTGAACAAGCGTGAGCTACGTACATCGTTGACTGTACGGGACGGTGAAGTAGTGGTGATTGCCGGTCTGGATGATCTGAAGGAGGATGATTCTCGTTCGGGTCTTTCTTTCTTGCCCTTCGCGCTGGCAAAGAGCAGAAGTACCCGGAAGTCCCAGCTCGTTCTTGTTTTGGAAATGACTCGCATCACTGTCGATGCATCTGGGTTCAGTAGAGTTGTGTTTTAGCCGAGGTTTTTTAGAAATTAAATTGACTCACGTAGTCAGTTTTTAACTTAAGAGAGAAGTATGTTATTTAAAACGTTAAAAGCACTGGAAGTTACCCCGAACCCGGACGAGATGTTTGGTGATTTTGGTTCGCGCCGTCATTCGATTGTCGAGGTAACTATAAATGAACTTCTCTTACATTTAGATGTGGAATTTCGTAACGATGAAGATGATGGTTTCCGTTGCTGGTCTCGATTTTTACTATCGGACGCAGCTCAGGTATTACAGCTCTTGGGTAGTAGGGATGTTGTCGAGGCAAGAATCCATTTGCAGGCAGCGAAGGATAACTCTAACGATTCTGATTATTCGATTGTTCGCGTTAAGAAAATTTTGGCCTGCACGACAGCTGATGGGCGTAACTTGTTCGAATACCAGTTGGTCGATGGCAGCTCTCAGGTGGACATGGACTATGAAGAGGATCCAATCGTTAGTCGGGAAATAGTGTACTTCGAACAATAGTTTGGCTGTTCGGTTAGCAATGATCTCAATACAGGTCACGTATGATCCATCTTAGGCCATTGGTGGCCTTCTTCAGGTCAGCTTTGACCTGTATTGAGTTGATGTGAAAGCTGAACTTCGTTTTTCCAGTTCGCTCAGGTACGGAATATGCGTACCGTAAAAAGGGCGATTTGAGGTCCGCGAGGGCTTGAGCGAAGAGGAACCCTTTTTGCTTCACGGTGGCATGTAGGAGCGTTTCGGCCGGCCCTCCCGGCCTGCGGCAATGCCGAGCTGGCCAGCGCCGATGCGAGCCGGTCAGCGCGCGTAGTGATGGCTCAAGAGTGCGTACAAGACTTGAGGCGATTCAAAGTGTCCGGTAGCCAGGGCCGCATTACTCTCTCCAGCTGCGCTTGCTCATCTATCAAACTGTGTTAGAATTTACTCATACCAGCGACTAGGAGTAGCTCCGGTCTAATGTCTGGTCCCTAAGGCGATTTATTTATTTACGCATGCCCGGTTGTTGGCTTACGCCCAACCGGGCGTTTCGTATGTGTCGTACAGATTTGCAATCTACAATGCCGCATCTACAATTGCGAAAATCTTCATGGTGATCTCTCGATGACTCCACGGCCGCTGCATCAGCTGTTCAATGCGATGTATCACGAAAAGTATAGGTTCGAAGAGTTTTTGGCGCTAAAGCCCGAAGAAAACTACAGTCCTGTTAATTGGAAAAGTCGAACTATATACAAACCCTCTCCAATGCTTAAGGACTTTCACCATTTCCTGAATGGCTTTCTTCTTGAGTTTCTTCCAGTTGACCACACTGTTTCCTTTGCTTACCGTAAAGGGGCAACATTACTTCAGGCTGTTGCACCTCACGCCCACAGCCGCGCTTTCTATCAAACTGATCTTAACCGGTTCTTCGAAAGCATCACTTCAAATCTGATCCAATCCATCCTGACTGAGGCTACTACTCCTATCTCGGACCTGATGGATTATATGGAGCATATTTTGAGCCTTCTCACTATCAACGGCAAGCTACCGATTGGCTACTCGACATCCCCAATATTGAGCAATGCTTGCTTATTTGGATTCGATAAGCGCTTAGCAGCCATCAGTAAAGCTCGAAAATGGGTATATACCCGCTATGCTGATGACATTATCCTGTCAGCGGGTGATCGTTTAGAAGTTAAAGATGCTAGTCACACAATTGAAGACTGTCTTGCGGCAGAGCTGGGTGAAGGTTTTACACTCAATCAAAGCAAAACAAAGATCACTACGATCGGACGAAAGGTAAAGCTTCTTGGTCTCGTTATTTTGCCTACTGGCAGTATTGTCATTGATCGGGAAGTTAAAAATAGGATTGAG